GTGCGGTCAGTTGCGGTATGGCAGAGGCAATGGAGGTGATGGCGTCCATACCTGTGACGCCCATCTTATCCAGCATCGAGCGCACGTCACCGAGAACTTTATACAGTCCAGTCAGCGCATCGGTGAGCTCCGTCTTGATTCCCGTGCTCATCGTCTGCCAGCCGTCGTGTTCGAAGGTGTTGCGCATTGCCACCTCCAGCCGCTCATTGGCCTTTTCGAGCTTAACGAATGCCTCGCCGACCTCGCCCGTTTGGGTTTTGGTCTCCTGAAGGTTGGTGTTGAGAGTGTCGATGGCTTGGGCGAGGTTTGTGCCTGCCATTGCTCCCTGTCGGCCGAAGACGGTCTGCATCACCTCGCCAGCCGTCTGGCTGTTGCTGTTGACGTCCTTCAGCTGCCCTGCCACTTGCTTCAGCGCATCGAATACGGTGATGGTGCCGTCGTTGAGCTGCCGCGTCATCTGTTCCCCGTCTATGCCCATTTTCGCCAGTGCTTCTGAGGTCTGCTTGGTCATCAATCGGATGTTCTTAATGCCCATGACGATTGCCGACATATTCTCATCGGTAAAGATGCCGCCCTCGCTATTCTGTATGACGGCCACGAGTTGCGAGGCACTGACGCCTGCCGATTGGAAGGCAGGGGCGAATTGATGAATCATGGATAGTAGTTTCGGCCCGTCGCCCTGTATCATACCCTGCATCCCGTCGCGCAGCAGTTGCATCGCCTCCTGACTGTTCACTCCGAACTGCGACATCAAGGTATTCGCAGCCTCTATGGTTTGGCGGAAGTCAACTCCGTAGGTCTTGGAAAGCGCACGGCCCATTGAAGTCATCGCGTCCGCGTCGCCTCCTTTCAGACCAGTCACTACCATCGTGGCATTGTCCTGCTGGGCGAGCTCTGTGTTATAGTCCGCAAAGGCTTTCGTGGCGGCGATGACGGCAGTTGCTGCGGCACCGATGGCGGCGGTGTAGGCAACGGTTCCTGTGGTGAGTCCAGATAGGAGGTCGGTGGATATTCCGAACTTCGAACCGAGTGTGGTGATGGCTCCCTGCAATTCGTTGGTGGCTTTGCCCGTGTCGCCGAGTTCTTTGTTCAGGTCGTCAACTGACTTCTTTGCGTCCTTAAACTTGGCCTTCAGTGCGTCGATGGTTGCAAGGTAGTCATGCCCGATGGTTTGCTTTTGGGCGTTGGTCATTTTGTTGTATGCGCCTGTCAGTTGCTCGATGGAAGAACGGTAGTCCCGCATCTGACCTTTCGCCGTGGTCGCTGAGGATTCCATTGTTCCCATCATCCTAACAAACTTCTGGAGGGATTGGCTATCTTTGTCAAGTGCCCCTTGCAGACCGCCGCTGGCATCAACGAAACGATTGAGGGATTGCTGGGCTTTCTTTAGCCCTGCATCCCATTGACCTGTGCCGACTGATAATTCAAGAACCGATTTTGCCATATTTTGTTATTCTTCTTTAAATGCTTTGTCTATCCATTCCTCCACGCGCCCTGCGAGGGTTTTTCCAAGTTGCTGTGCTGCCATTTCCATATCGCTGCCCATGCTTTGGAAGAACGAGCGCGATGAGATTGATCCGCGATTGCCCCATGAAGCTGTAGATCCGCGACCAGTAGGCCCGAATGATTTTGCCGTTCGCACGTCGGTGCCTCCTTCGAGGAATCTCAGAATGAAATCGCGGTCGGGGCCATAGTATTCGTTAAGGTTGCGGGTGCGGTCGTTGACATTACGCGGTTTAATTCGTCCAGGAGTGTATAGACGTCGGCGACTGCTTATGCGTTCACGATGCCCAGCGATATTTAAGTTCTCCGTGAACTCTTTTCTATACATTTTTCGGTGTACTGCTGTCGAAGCACTTCCGGCTCCGGCGGCACGCGCTTTCTGTACGGCCTTATTTCGCATAATTCCGAGCACCTTGCCGAGTTCTATGCGGACTACTTCTGCGAACCACATATCAAACTGTGTTCGAGTGTAGTGCCCACTCTTGGTGAAAGCTACGTTGGCTTGAACTTTGTCACTCAGTTCGAGCTTTCGTAGAACCCCATCAACAGCCTTCTCCAGATTCTGCAAACCTGAGAAGTCGGCCATCAATCCTTCGATTCGTGCGTTCGTGATAGATAGCCCTTGTACGCTATTATACAGTTCTGCCATATAAAAACCCGCGATTTTATGTCGCGGGTTTACTTGCTTTATTGGCGGCATTGATAGCGGCCATTTCAGCCTGTAGTTCGGCCACTTCTTCGTCCGTGATCTGCGGTGTGTTGTCCTCTTCCTTCTCCCACGGGAACGGGATGAACTCGGTTGGCGTTTTGGCGATTTGTCCTTTCGGAAGGCCCATGCAATAATGGACTTGGTGCGCGATGAGACGTGTCTGTTCCCAGCTTTGGTGAAAGCGGCGGAAATATCCGCGCGTGATGAGCAGTATTTCCCACTGCTGCATCTCGTAGAGGAATTCGCGGCGATCTCGCCCGATCTCGCCCACGACGAGCTGATAGACGTCGTGAGCGTTTAGGCGTTTTTTGGTGATTCCTCTGTCTGCTGGTCGGCTTGGATGACAGCTGGGATTTTGTACCAATCGTTTCTGAGCTCGCAGATGGTTGTGATGAGCAGTACGATGTCTTCTGGGCGTGCCTCGTACAGCAGTGCGTCCATTTCAATCGGTGCCTCTTCATTTGTGCGGGCATAGGCGGCAATAATACCGGCCATTGCGAGGGTGAGGTAGTCGATGGTTGCGGCCTCCGGCGCTGTCGTGGTGACTTCGCCGTTCACGTTCTGCGTCTTCGGCAGGAAGATGCTGATGGGTTTTCCTGTCAGGCGCTCAAAACCTGTTTCAGTGGCTGCACAATAGCGCATACGGACGCCATTGTAGCCGAGAATGTCGATTGTCTTTTCCATAGTTCCTTGAATTAAAAAAAAGAAGATACCGCCCGTCTGATTGCGAAGCGGCGCAAGTCAGGCGAGCGGCGTTAGTGGGTTTAAGCAGCCACGGTGAACTCGCCGTAGCCGTTGAGTGTGGCGGTGTAGTCCGCGCTCTGGCGGTTGGGGCCGTTGATGTCGAGCCTGGTCAGGATGACAGAACCGCTGACGATGGTAGTTCCAGCCGTGCGGTTGTTATCACCACTGACGTTTGCGATGTTCCACTTCACGGGGGTTCCTTCATTGTATCTGGCTTCGAGCGTCTCGAGGGAGTTGCCTCCCACTTGAGATGTGATGGTCTCGCCACTGCGGACGAGGGCGCTGGTGGTGATGTCGTAGCTGATGGCTGTCGGCTCCTGGACTTGCCATATCCCGGTCGTGTCCTTGGTCGTAGCATCTTCCAGCGTCACGTTGACATGCAGCTGGAGGGTGCGAGCGGCGGCAATAACACTGGATGGATCGTGTATGTTGTCGGCTCCCAGGAAGAGACGCACGAACTGGCCCTTGGTGTAAGAACCAACGTTGATGACTTCAACTGCCTCGCTGCTTCCAACAGTTTCGAGAGCGCCTGAACCGCTAAATTGGAGCTGTTTAGTGGAGTTCTCTCTGTTGTTGAAGGCAAAGGTTACATCGGTTAAGAATGCCGAACCTTTGCGCGCAAAAGTTGCCTTCACGCGGGTCTGGTTGTTGGTGGTCGATGTCTCGTCCCACATCAGGGTCATTGGCTCCATCGATTTGATGGCGGTGAGCATAGCACCAGCGTCTGCCACGTTGAGCGAATCGCACGACACACTCCACGACTTGCTGACTGTGGTGGGCATTGCAGCAGCACCAACGATGTCTTTGTGGCTACCGTCGTCGGTGTCGTTTTGGAGAGATACGCTGCAACCGGTCGCCATTCCAATCACCTTGTATTTCTCGGCTGTCGCGTCCCAAGTACAGATGCGAAAATTTTGTCCTTTTAGTGTGGTCATATTCTTATAGTTTTATTGTTTCACAATATCGACTTGAATTGTGTAGGTTCCGCGCTCGAAGTTCTGTCCTACGGCTCCGACGGCGTACTTGCAGTCGGCGGGGATGTTGTTTACCAGTTCGGCCAGGGCCTCACGGGTGGGAGCTTCGAGGACGGTGGTGCCGTTCTTCAGCAGGTCGTTGAAAGTGGCGGATCCGCTTTCTGCGGGCTGCTGGGTTTCGGGTGACTCAGCGGCTGTGCCGTTGAGGACTTCATCATTCGTGTCCTTTTTCATAGAGCTATTCGTTTAGGTTGATCTGGACGCGATAGACGCCTGTGCTCATATACGTGGTGACGGGTCCGGCACTGAATCCGCAAGGGATGCTGGCCAGCTTCTCTTCGAGTTCGCCGCGGGAGCGTCCAGTAACTACTGCTACTCCGCGCTCCAGCAATTCCTTAACGTAGGTGGGCTGGACGTTCATTTCCGATTCCTTCTTATTCGTTTTCTTGCTCATAATCAGTCAATGTGTTATACATGTCGCAAAGATAATGAAGCTCCTGGAAGTAGCATGGTTTCATTGAATCGTATTGTACTGCGTCTGCTGAGAACGTGTAGTCCTGCGGCATCAGTCGCACCATCCTGTCGAAGTCCTTCAGGACTCGCAATAGGAAACCGTTGGATGTTGTCAGTTGCTGGCCGTTGGCACGCAGCTCCTCATATCTCCATTGATAAGAAAAATCTT